CGCATTGTACCTTTGGCAGACAGGAGCACAACCCCGGCATCGTCTTGTGTCCGGTCATCGTGTAGGTCGCCATTCGTGGCGTCCATACCGTTCCACGTCGGCACGTCCAACTCGCTAGCTTTAGCCCGGATCACTACAGCGACACTGTGCCCAGCGTCGACCATCGACCGGATGGCGTCGACAGTAGTGTGCTCGGTGGCCGAATATGTTAGGTGGTAGTTCGTCGGGCGGTTGCGTTCACGGACCAGCGGTGGGATCTTGCTGTAATCGTAGAACCGTGCCAGACGACCCAACGGATCACGCAGTGTGAACACTCGGGGGAGTAGCACCTCCCAACGTCGGTCGCTCAACACGTTGAGCCGATGCAGACACTCACCGAGAGTTGTCGCAAGGTTGGACCTGACCTCATGCTCTACGATTCGAGCGAACGCTTCCGGGTGGGTGTGAGCGAATACTGTCTTACAGATCCGCCCGAGCTGTGCGCTCTCATATCGTCCGTTACCGTTAGCCTGCAAACAGTTAGCGCTACATTCAACAGTCGCATGTGGGCACTGGTCGGGCACGGAATACCCCGACTGGATGCCATGCAGTCGACAGTAGTCACGGGCGATAGTGTGCGGTGCTAGCGACAATCCCCACGTCGGCAGTGCGGACTTATCCAGCTTCGAGTTGTCCGTCGGTTGAGTCAATATCTTTACGACGCCGTTCCGATGGACGAAACCGAACTGTGTGCGGAATTCCGCATAGGTTCGGTAGTCGTCTCGGACCTCGTCGGACATGTAGACTCGTGCGCTGGTCACCTCGGTTGTTCCTGGCATGGCTTTCTCTCTCTCTTGGTGTAGTTCACCATGAGGCTATCGGACCGACGCCCGATAACCCTAGCTGGACTACCCCACCCCGTAGAACTCGCGTTCATCATCCGCCATAGCTTCGTAGATATCGGCCGTGAATGGTTCACCATCGAGCCATACAACTAGCTCGGTTTCTTCCAAAGCGTCAACGAGCCAATGGACCCACTCGACGTCCACACCCATCCGCTCATGATCTAAGCTAGCACCATCGAATATCAGCGACTCGGGAAACTCCCGACGAATAGCACAGTACTGCTCGGTGTGGTTGATCCTAAGCCATGCCAGAACATCACCCGCTTGCATTGCTAGGCTGAACCCGTTACTAGATAGCGTACTCATGCCGTCTGAGCGATCGTCACGACGAGACCAGTCTCGTTACCCAATTCGAGCAGTGCAATCAGTTTCGCGGCCGTGGTAACTACATCGCTGTAGTACATGAAGTCGGGAGCTGTCACACTCGTCCCCGAGTCGGTCGCAATCGTTAGCGTAAACGACTGAGTCCACGGGTTAGCCTGCCCGACTGTTTGTTTCCGGGTCTGCAATGTTGCCATGATAGTTTCTCTCTCTCCAATAGGTCACCATCGGCACAGCGCCGATGATGCAAGACAACCAACCGAAACGGGTTCGGGTAGTTGTCTAGCTAGTGGCAGTCGGTCACGAATCATATTCGCTCCGCACAACTTGCCGCGCTACTGGCAGGCCACTAGATAGAGACTTGTTCATCTTCCTGCTCACTCGCTTACTAGGTGATGTCGATTCTACACCCGACGATGTCGAGCTACCAGACAGTGCACAATGGCCACGCTCCGAAGAGCTTCTACAGCGCCGATACTTGGCGCCTACCAGACCTAAACCAGTGGGGAAGGTATTACATATTCGATTGTCAAAGAACATCGGCCATCAGAAGAGATCAGGAGCCAGCGAAATGAATCGCATTGCATGACTGGCGGGTCAGTGGCTGGCTCGGTCACCCGAAATCCGGTGCCGCCCGATATCTGGGGCAACGGATAGAAGAGTACCACCCCAACAACCGCTTCCCACAACGATTCCTCTGTGACATCCGTCACACCAAAGGGTGCGCCCAGCCTTACTTAACACGTTAGGGCGGCCTGTCATAGCGTGTATGGCATGGTTACCGTGCGATGTTAGGCATGCTTAACAGTCCAGTGTTAGGTGTGCCTATGTGACGGATGACCATGTGACACATGACCATTGCATCGACGAAGCGCTTGCTGCGTAAATGAAGCAACCAAACGCCCGATGTGACGCATTTCACATGTGACACATTTCACATGTGACATATGTCACCCCCTACCCCCTTGACAAACCTTTTTTACGTAGGAGCCTGGAAGGCTTAGCCGAGATTGGTGGGGGTGGGTTTTGGTGGGGATGGTACCTGGTGGTGGGTGGCTGGTTGTGGTGTGAAAAAGGCGGGGTACACCATAGTCGAGCTTATGGGTCCACCATAGGGTGGCTCTGCCACCATGTGTCTATGCCCGCATAGGGCTATGTCTGGGACCATGTTTTGTTTTTGCGAGCAGTCAGCGAGCAGTCTTTGAACCCTCTGTATGCCTTTGTTTTATTGGGTTTTAAAATTTAATAAGTTTTTTCTTGACTTTGGCCTAGAGTGCAGCTAGACTTTCAAATACCGGAGTGAGCGGCAGCGAGGGTCGCCTCCTTTAGTTCCGGCTCCTCGGGCACAGAGTGCAGAGAGGAGCTAGGTGCAGAGGCAGTGGGTGCAGCTATTTGGGGAGACTTGTGTCTCTAGTGTAGCATGTGTAGGCTGCTCGTCTATGGATGAGCTTGTGGATATGGTGGAGTTGTTAGAAGGTAGGGCTTTGTGGGGGGAAGGGTTGGAGCCTTCTTTGGTTAGGGAGGTTGCGCGTGTGTTGCAGGCAGCTATTGATGAGATTACTTTGTTGTGTGAGTTTGCTGCGGAAGTGGACGAGGGTTTCTGATCGCTGGTATGGTGGTGCTCGCACCCGGTCATTCTTCCTCCTCTCTCAGGGTGGCCGGGTGCTTTAATCATGAAGTTTGGAATGTTGCCTAATGAACCCGACCCGACTGCTCGTGAATTGTCTGAGTTCGGTAAAGAACTGCTTCAGTGGGATACCACTCCTAGAGATTTGCGTGACGAAGGCGAAAAGACTCTGGTCGGCTATTGCAACAGTCGTGGCCATAGTCGCAATCGTTGCATGCGGACAATGCAAAGAGATGACTACAAGATGGCGCGTCGCCAACTGTCACTCGAAAAAGGTGAAGTCGACTACAAGACCAGAGCAATCCTTGACGTGGCCTACGAACAGGCATTGAAAGGGAACCCTCAAGCCCGCAAAGACTGGATGGCTTTCTACCAGCCGTCAGCCCGCCACCTCACGCCTGCCAAGGTCGACGTCCAGGTTAAAGAGGAACCGGTCCCTGCGGAAGCGGTGGAGCCTACGGCCATGAGCGATGAGGAATTAGAAGCTGCTGTAGCGGAATGGGCTAACGATGGATAGCCCCACGACTGCTCGCATCACGACTTTGAGGTCGGGATGAGTCAGACTAGGCGAGAGATCCTTCTGCAGAACCGCTTGTTGAAGGGCACTAACCCTGCCACTCGTTCGCTCGTTTTGGGTGGCTCTAAGAACGCTGTGGTGGGTGGGGCGCAGTCTTCTGTGCTGGCAGGTAAATTGAACAGGGTTGAAACGTCACGTTACGCAGCTGTGGTGTCGGGTGAGAGTAACTCTGTAACGTCGTCTGATGATTCGGTCACTGTCGGGGGGCTGGAAAACATAATGGATAGTGCCCCTGGATCTGTGAGCCTCGGGGGCGGGCTAAAAGTTTCGGGACAACCGGTTTCAGGCAACACAACGTCAACAACACGATCTTCTACGATGTTGGGCGGATACGGGAACCTTATTCAAGGCGGTTATCAAGCCGGTATCTTTTCTGCTTGGCAAAGCGAAATTGATGCCCTGTCAGGTGGGGGAACCACTGAGTTCTCAACTATTTGCGGCGGCACTTCAAACGAAATAAGGTCAGCTAACTCAGGCATTCTCGGAGGGCATTCGAACGTTATAAATCAGAGCGGTTACGGTTGGAACGCTATTGTTGGTGGCGGTGAGAACACTATGGCAAACTCACAGTTTTCTGCAATTGTGGGGGCTGGCGGTTTAAACACTCCTACCCAGATGACGTATGCTAATAGGTGCGTAATTATTGGTGGCGGGTTTCAGTCTTTGACTGGCACCAGTGGTACTAACACAGAAAATTCAGCAATTCTGGGCGGGATTCTTAACTCTGTAACTCATTCCCGTTCGGTTGCAATTGGTGGCACTGGCCTTTCTAGTGACGCCACAGACACAGTGTTTATGAGCAAAGTGCATATAGAGAATCTGCCTACTTCTAGTGCTGGTTTGTCGGCAGGAACTTTGTGGGTTAGCGGGACTTCTCCAAACAAATATGTTCGCATGGCTTAGGATAAATATTCATGGATAAAAGAACTGCTACACGTATTCCGTTGCAAACGTTTCGAGACGCGTTCTCTGACGATGCACGAGAGATCACTGTTGCCCCTCTCCATAAAGGCAGTGATCAGATTGCAACCGGCAACTTGGCGGCGGTCTATTCTGACGGCAGGTTGCTTGGGTTGCTGGCTTGGAGCGATCTGGTCATGCTTATCAGCGAGACTGACGGAAAGAATTTCGGTTTCTTAAAAGTCCCTGCTAGCACCGGAGATAGCCTCGAGTTGCCCCCGACTGTAGAGCAGTTGGTCTGGAACTGGCAGGATGCGTTGGACGCTCAAAAAGAAAGCCATTTGTCTGAGATAGCAAAGATTGAATCCGAGATTGCTGAAGTCCAGTAATGGATCTCGCAGAGCTTTGGGATTTAGTGAAAGACGAGCCAATGGGTCCAAAGGTTGGGTTTGTTTTGGTTACGTTAATTAACCATGTCGAATTTTTGCAAGCAGTAGAAGAGGAAGAGTAATGGCTTCTAGGGAGGAGGTTGAGCAAGAGGTAGAGTTCCGCCGTTGTAAAGCAAACGTGTTCTATTTTTTGGAAACGTATTGGCACATTTCGACTCCTGGGGCTTCGCCGTTGTTTGAGTTGCGGGAGCCTCAGCGGATAGCTTTGGAGACGTGGGAAAGCGGCGAGAACACGATTTCGTTGAAGGCTCGCCAGATTGGCTGGTCGACTCTGTCTGCTGCTTACGCGTTTTGGATAGCGTTTTTTCACCCTGACCAAACGATTGTAATGCTTTCTCGTACCGAAAATTTTGCTAAAAAGCTATTGCAGATGAGCAAGTATGGTTATGCCCGCATTCCTGACTGGATGAAAGAGCGTGGGCCTGCGGTTGAGAAACAGAATCTGCTTGAGCTTAATTTTCAGAACGGTTCTTCTATCGAGTCAATGGCTTCCCGTGAGAACGCTGCTCGTGGTATTACGGCTTCTTTGATTATTGCTGACGAGTGGGCGTTTTTTAACGATCCTGCTGAGGCTTGGACTGCTATCTATCCTGCGACTGAAGTTGGCGGGCAGATTATTGGCATCTCTACGGCTAACGGGTTTGGCAACTGGTTCCACAAGTTTTACAATTCTGCGAAGGCTGGAACCAATAATTTTAAGGCAATGTTTTTTCCTTGGAATTCCATTCCGTCTCGTGACGAGGCATGGTACCTGCAGCGCACGAAGGACATGGAACCTTGGCAGTTGTCGCAGGAATACCCGGCTACTGACGAAGAAGCATTTATAGCTTCGGGTAACCCGGCATTTGACACTGACATGTTGAAGTCTCGTATAGAGATTTTGCCGCCCGCTTTTGAAGGGATACTGGCAGAAGGGGACGACGGGGTCGCCACTCTTGTCCGGGTTCCTGAGCCGAACTTGAAAGTGTGGGAGAAACCGCAAGGCGGCATGCTGTATGTGGTAGGCGCTGACGTGGCTACTGGTGCAGAGGACGGCGACTACTCTACAGCCACTGTGATTAAAGCGAACACGGGCCAGGTTGTGGCTGTGTTCCGTGAACGTATTGTGCCTGAAGACTTTTCTGATTATTTGGCTAGGTTGGCGTTGTGGTACAACACGGCTTTGCTCGCTCCTGAACGGAACACGCATGGCCTGGTGGTGGTGCGGAGGCTCACGTACGATTTGAAGTACCCGAATCTTTACATGCATGTGCGTGACAACATCCGGCAGTCTGTAACACGCAATGTGGGCTGGCATACGAACCAGGCTTCAAAGATGGTTTTGGTTGACGAGCTGGGGGCAGGGTTGCGTCGAGGAAAGCTTATCCTTCATTGTGAGGATACGTTTACAGAGCTGTTGGCTTTCTCTCGTAAGACTCGTTCGGGCGGGAACACGGTGTATGAGGGGAAGCCTCATGATGATCTTGTTATTTCTTTGGGTATTGCCAATATGGCGTTGCAGCAGGTTCATGTCCCTGAGATAAAAGAAGAAGAGCCGGATGGGTTAACTATGGCTTTTTTTGAATCATTGGTAGACCGGGCGAAAGGTGCAACAAAAACGCCCTATACTGCTGGTTACAGAAAACCGCCGACTACACCGGACTTTGTGATTTATGCTTAACGAATACACACCGCATCATGCTGTATGCAATGATTGCAATACGGTGTTTGAAGATTTGCACAAGCACGGGGTGTGTTTTGGTTGCAAAATATCTACTTTGACTTTTGATAAGGTGTCTTATCCCGCAGTTGGGATGGGCGAAAAAGAAATAGTGGAGGCTAACGCTGCTTCGGGTCGGAAGATTGTTAGGGCTTCTCAGACGGACCCAGACAAACAAGTAGATTCAAAGAAGATAATAAAACCAACTCTCTCTGACGAGACTAAACGACGGATTTATCAAACTCATGGACGCTAACGAACTTATTCCTGCGCCTTCCGGCCGTGTGCCCGTGAAGAGGCAGCAGAAACTAGCTGATTATCGGGCGGAGATTTCTGCGTCGCAACATCAGATGGAAGAAAAGAAGTATCACGAGAAGTGGCGTCGGTTCATACAAATGTATGAAGCGAACCTTAATTATTCTACTGACCCTGCAGTTGACTCTATAGATGTGCCGATTGCGTTTGCAAACGTCAACATCCTGCGCTCTGCGCTGACGGTCAACCATCCCAAGTTTACGGCTTCGCCTCGGAACCTGCAATCTCATTTGGCTGCGACTTTGTGCGAAGAGATTGTGAATTGGGAGTGGTATCACAACGACATTCAAGACGAGATCCGCAGGACCACAGACGACTTGCTGATAACTGGCAATGGTTTTATCAAGGTCGGGTATCAGCTTGACACGTATGGGAAGCGTTCGGATGTAGGCCAGCTTGCTTCTCCGGCCCCTATGGGTGGCATTGATTATGCGGCGTTTGAGCAGCCGGGTTACAACAAAGAGTTTGATAAAACTGTTGAAGGCGCTGCGCAGGTTTTGAATTCTAGGGCTGCTATGGGTTCGGATCTGCCTTCTCGTTCTGCGATGGCTAAGCAGTTGCGGGAGCAGGGTTCAATCATTGTTAAAGATGATTGTGTAGTCGAGCGGGTAAGCGTCTTCGACATGCTCGTTGATTCGACCGCTACGTCTATGAAGAACTTGCAGTGGATTGCGCAGCGTGTGCCGGTGCGTAGCGATGTGGCCCAGAACAATAAAAATTGGGCACCTCGGATTCGCAAGCAATTGCGTGCGGGGCAGAAATCTATTGCTGAAGATCCTGAAGATGAGGGCTTTAACGCCCGTTACAACTCGCCTAACTCTTCCATAAGCCAAGGCCGTCCTGGTGGGGAAAAGATTGAATGGGTGATTGTGTGGGAGTTTTACGATCTGCAAGAAGGGACTATGTGTGTCTTTGATGACAACATGGCTGACGATTTTCTTGTAGAGCCGCAGCCAATGCCGTTCAAGTTTGGCCACCCGTTTATCCATATTGGTAATTATTCTGTGCCTGACAAGTTCTGGCACATTGGCGATCTTGAACGCATTGAAACTCTCCAGATGGAGATTAACAAAACGCATTCGGCTCTGGTGAACGACCGTAAAGGTTTCCAGCGGAAATGGATGGTTCGTGAAGATTACTTGACTGACGCTGGCCCTAACTCGCTATCGGAAGTGTTGCGTTCTGAAGACGACAACTTGATTGCTTCGATCCCGATTAAGGGGCAAGGGGTCAGGATGGAAGACATTATTTCCAGAGTCCCTTCACCAGCGTTAGATCCGGCGTTGTACAGTGTGGGGTCCAAGCTGCAGAATCTGATGAATGAGGTGAGTGGCATTTCGGATTTCCAGCGTGGCGCTTCCGGCGGCGGCGGCACTGCAACTGAAGCAGCGATCATTAATGATGGCACTCTTGCTCGCATGAAAGAGAAGCAGGGAAAGCTTGAGCATTTGATGCGTGATGTGGCCCGCCGTCTTGTGCAACTTAAAATGCAGTACATGAAGTCTGAAAAGATGTTGCGCATTTCTTTGGGTGCTAACCCGCAGTCTGCCGAAAAGCTGCGTAATGCTGGTGTGGATTTGAAGGGAGCCAACTCGCAGGATCCGACTGAACTGTTTACGTCTTACACCGCTAAAGATATTCAAGGTGAGTACGACGTTATTGTGGAAGCAGGATCTTCTACGGCGTTTAATGAATCGCAGCGTCGCCGATCTATTCAGGAGATGCTGGCAACTGTCGGCCCGTTTTTGCAGATGGGCAAGATTGATATTGACGCATTGTTGACTTATGTGTTGCGGTTTGGGTTTGGCATTCCTAATGCTTCCGAGTTTATGATTGGCGCTCCTAAGCCGGAAGGGCCTCAGGGCGGGATGGTAGAGCCTGGAGCGGGGCCTGGTGGGGGTTTGCCGCCTGATTTAATGGCCATGATGCAAGGCCAGGGTGGCCCTGCTGGGGTGCCGTCTGTGGCTGGCGGAGTGTTGCAGCCTTCTGGTGGGGTGCCTCAGTCTGCGGCTCAACCACCACCTTATTAAGTCGCGAGTTGTGGTGCATGCTCTTTTAGTGTCATAATAGGGATTGTCCGTACAATCGGACATTCGAACTATTAGAGGATGTGACCCCTGTGAATTCAG